TGATTATCGCTGGTATTATTTTCATTTACCATATTTTCTCCTATATATAAAATATAACTTTGTTAATAAATTGTCAATCTATAATAAACCGCTCTAGTTCTCTTTGAGCCAAATCTTCTCTTCCCATAGAAATATAAAATTGCCTTCTTAAATTTAAACTAAGCATTATATCTCTGTACATTTTTGGTCTTGCCGCTCTTATTCTTCGCAGTACCAATCTTGACATAGGTACTAGCTTTCTGTTCCTGTAAATAGCTTTTTGTTGTTCCGTGGTTAATGTAGCTATCAGTTTATTAAAAGCTGGTTCAAATGTTCCAGCTTTTTCATAGCCATCTTCATCTCTTATTTCATCAAATATCTTATAATATTTTGCTAATGCAACCAAATTAGGATTCGGGTCTTCTTCATCTCTTTCATTAAATTCTACATCCAGACCTGCTTTACGCTTCAAAGTTCTCATCGCTATTTCTTCCTCTTCGTATTGATACATAAAATTTCTATTCCCTTCTCTGTTGAACGGAAAATTCCTTCTGTCCTGTGCAAATATAAGTGTCTGGTTATAAAAATCTTTTTCTATTTCATCTAATTCATTAAAATACATTGACATCGGATTTGTTTTTCTTTCTTTTTGCTGTTCTTCCAGAGGCTTTAATCTTTCTTTCATAAATTCTTTTAACATAGCTTTTTCAAATGGCTCTAAAGTGTCAAAATCTTTTTCTAATATATCCCATGATGCTTCTCTAAGTATTTGACCTATGCCCATAGGCATTGTTCTTAATCCAAAAAATTCCCCGCCTGCTCTTTGTGATCTACCTTGTAGGTCATCCCAGGACCATGGTTCAGCAGAAGTACTTTCAAAAAAAGATTGCAGCCATATAGGTGTCATGTTTTCAACTCCCCATTTTGGCAGGGTATTTGCCATCGTAGATGCAGTTGGGATTCCGCCTCGTCTCCATGCAGGTTCTCCCATAAAGTTGTGACCTTCAATTATTTCTATCCCTGTTTTAGGGGCTAATGCCATCTGTCCTTGTAGCCACCTTAAAGTAGGATTGTCGCTTTTCGCCAAAAAATCTTCCCATGGTTCTACTTCTTCCCCTTCTGCTTCTTTACCTATATAAGAAACAGCTCTTGAAATTATTTGAAAATCACTTCTGAACTTTGAGCCTATCCCCATTCTTTGCCCATCAACATTTATAGTCAGGAAATCACCTGATGTCGGGTCAAACATATTTTCTATTTTTTGTTCTAACTCCTCTTCCGTGTCGCCGTTTTGTGATGAGAGTAAAATTTGTATCCCAACGCTAGCCATTGCTACTCCCCCCACCAAACTGATTAAAGATTTTCTTGCTAAGTCTCCTGCTAATCCTCCCTGCAATGCTTGTACATATAAACTGGCTACTGCTCTCCTGTATCTTGGAGCTAACATCCACGCAGCTTCTATTGCTCTTTGCCTGGGGGATATACCTTTTTGTGCTGAGTTACTTAAACCTCTCATGTTGTTAACATAGTTTTCCAGTATCCTTCTGTTTGCTCTGGTGTCAGCACCGGCAATTAACGGATCAAGTGCTTTCATCATTTCTACTCCTGCAAAATCCTGTGCTGCTATAAAAGCATCTTGAAAATATGACAAGCCCCGTTTAACAGGTTTCAAAGGAGCTTTCTTGATGATAGGAATTTTTGCATCAAATATTCCTCCTTGTTGTAATGCTTCAAAAAGCTCACTGTTATCAGATGTCTGGAGTCCTGTATATTTATCTAATACAGCTCTGTTTTTCTTCATAAAGTTTGCTTTCCATTGTACTACTGCATCCTTGCTTCCCATTGACCGAATAAGCGTTCTTCCAAACGTGTAATAAGTTTTACCAGCTATAAACGGATGTGTCATTGGCAAAGCTATTAACTGAATTGCAATTATGCTGGCGTCACCTGCTAATGCAAACAGTCTTTGCACCGAATTAAGTTTATTTATTTTACTTAATTTAGAACCAATGTTAAATTTTTCATTCATTTTTGTCCATTCTTTTTTAAACTGCTCAACCCCTTCACTAACTTTAGGGTCTAGTATTTCATCTTGTCTCAATGCCTTGCCTCTTAATCCTGGTGTGTCAAAGAAATCAAACTCCCATGGGCTTTTACTTGCTGCTCTTTGTGCATCGTCTATAATTTTTTGAGCGTCAGCTTGTTTAAGTTCCATTTTCCTGGTGTAACTACTTAACGATGTTGTCAATTCAGAAATCTCATCTACACTTAAATGGCTTTTTAAATCCGGGCTGTAATAAGTGTCAATTTTACTAGAAATAATATCCTGTGTTTTCCTGCTTATATCCAAAGGAGTGAATTGTTCTGCTGCCCCTATAAAATCATCTTTAATTAATGCACTGCCTTCTATTTCTTTTCCGTAAGTTTTCCCAAGCCAATCATAAGTTTCATCCAGTTCCTTTTTTGTTATTGAATCCCATCCCATGTTTCCTGCTTTTTCTTGCAATTGCCTTATCTTTAATGTTTTTAAGGGGGCACTTGCATAGTTTGTAACACGCATTATCTGGGCTATTCTTGTCATCAATGCAAAACTTTTCCAATTCCCGTAATTTAATTCTTCTTTTACAAACGGGTCAAGCCTGCCTAGTATTTTTTCTAATCCAGACGGAGATCCTTTTGTTACTTCTGGGTTGAAAACATCATCTTTTATTTCCTGTAATTTTTTTAATACCTGTTTGCCCCCGGAAATTTCATTTAACTGGTATAAATCTTTTTTGCTCAGTCTTAATATATCTCCTACTGTAGTTATGTTTTTATTTATTTTTTTACTTAGTATGGTTGTTATTTTTGACAAACGGGAAAACCCTAATACTGCTTCATGTGCATTAGGATGACCTGCCTTTCCCAGTTGGTATGCAATTTCTTCTGTATTGTTTGTCAGCCTTACCCCGTTAAATTCTTCTGCTAATCTGGGTCCAATCCAGTCTAGCAATTCCTGGTCAAATGCTTTTTTCAGTCTTGATCTGGCATTTACTGATAACGCATGATCTGATGACAAATATCTCCATCCTGATCTTTCAGCATCTCTGACTGTTTCCCACGATCTTTGTTTTTGTGATGATATTCTGTTTCCTAACTGATACAGTTTTCCCCCGCTACCCATAATAGCTTTGCCTTCTATTTGCCCTGTGTTATCAAACTTGACAAAAACTTTTCTTCCTGAATAAGACCATGCTTTTTTTATTTCTTCTCTTGCTGTCTCGTCTAAGCTGTCTGAATTTTTTATCAGGTCATCTATTGATTTGTCATCTAACAATGTGCCTGGGGCATCCACATCATCCGGGTCTAAATTAGTTTTTCTATATTTTACCCCTGCATCAATCATTCTTTTCTCTGTAGCATTTTCTATTTGCTGTGCACGTCTTAACCATTCTTTTTGATCGTTTGTTAAAAAGTCATCCCATATTCCCCATTCATTTTTTATGGGATTTACTTCATCTCTGATTCTTGTAAGGGATATTCCTTTGTCTGTTCCAATTATTTGTTTATACAGTTCAGGTCTTTTTTTCTTTAACGCCAGTAACTCCGGGGAGTCTTTTGCAAATCTTCCTTCTACAAAAAACGACAACATTTCACTGGTTTCATTTTCTTCTGCTTTCCCAAATATTTTTTTTACAGTTCCGTTTTCGTATAAGTAATCTTCCATTCTGACTATTGCCATATCAGCAGAATGTTCACTATACACTCTCATTACCTGAGCTCGTTCAGGTACAGATTTTGCTACTACTGCCGGATCAACATATTTAATGAACCCCCTAAATGCTCTTGGGATTGTATTTAGCAAATCAAATTTTTCAGCAAGTTTTGGCATTTTTAATTTTCTGGCAATTTTTACATACCATGTGTTGTTAAACTGGTCCTGTACAGAGCCAAGTTCTCTTTCAATACTTCTTAAACTAGATTGATCTGCAGCTTGATTTATATTAAATTTCTTTGTTTTTTTTGTTATTTCTGCCAGTGAATCTCCTGTAGTTAAACCTGCTCTTTTCCCGGCTTTTGTAATAACTTTGTATCCACCAATCGCCCCTGCTAATCCTCCTATAACTGCTCCTGGAGTTCCCCCTATTTCTTCTCCTATTTTTTGCCCTCCTGATACTGTTCCAACCAAAGCAACTTCACTTCCAATCCTGGCAGCAACTTTCCCTGCCATGCCCCCTCTCGGTGCATCTAGTACCGGGGTTGAAAAAGCCTGTCCTAACTTCCTTCCTATTTGTACTCCTTTTGGACTTAGTGCAGCCCTTGCTGCACTTCTTGCTGCAATAGTTTGTGCTGCTACTGGTCCTGCCGTTCCCCCTGTAAATATTGTAGCTGCAACTGATCCAATTGTTATAGGGTCGGTAAGCCAATAAGCTGCCCATTTAGCTGCGGGGTCTAATGCAGTTCCCGGCATAAGTTTTGCTGCTCTTTCTTCTGAAACTAATGGGTCTATAAACCATTTAGCTCCTGTTTTGAGTGCTGTCCCAAAACCCATAGGCTGTTTGTTATCTCTTTTAATAGGGAGTTCTGACTCTGGTCTCGGTGGACCTGGGACAAATGAACTTGTACTGTCTCTTGGTTGTACCATTTAAAAACCTTTAATAATAAATTTGCCTTGTTCTTGGGGCAAATGCCTGAGTTCTTTGTGAGCCATAGTATGATCTTTCTGAAGGGGTTAATTGTGTATATCTCTGGCTTAAAGGATCACTCCCTGGAATCATCTGTCCTGTTGTTGGGTCAATATCGCCTCTTAAATATTCTGTAAACGGCATTGTTGGCATATCACCAGCCCTTGCTATTTCTCCCAATCTGCCTAAGTATCCTTCGTATACATCCTGAAAACTTTGTTGATAAAATCTTCTTTTTGAAGGGGTTTGCCCTCTCATAGCCCCGCCTACCTCAGTAGCTTCTCTGCCTGTAATTCCTTCTCTGGTAAATGCTTCTGCTGTAGGAGAACTTAAATATGCAATTTGTGGATTGTCTGTTAAAAATTGTTCTCCAAAATTTTCATATATATTAGTGGGGTCATACCCAAAAGGTAAAAAATCTGCAAACGGATTTGTAGGTCTTGTTCTTTCTCTACGCAACCGATTTTGCAAAGGTGTTCCGTAAGAATATCTGCCTGTGTCCTCTAAGTCTTTTTTTGAAAATCCTTCTCTTATATTCATTACATTGGACCTCCCATCATTTCTATTATTGCATCTAACTCAGCTTCTGCATCGGCTTTAGCTTTAGCTCTAGCTGCCGCAAGGTTACTTGATGCTGTATTAATAGGTGGAGCTATTCCTGGGATTTGTCCTTTGTCTCCCATTTTAGGTTTTAAAGGTTGTGCTACGGGGTCGTATGTTCCCGGAGTTCTGATATCATAAGGACTTCTTGTATCAATTATTCTTTTCCCTCCATCTGGGGTGTCTATAACCTGCTGAAACTCTCCTAATCTGGAATATCCGGGTCCTGTTTGTGTTAGCCCTTCTCTTTGTTCAGCTAAATAATCCTGATATGCCTGCGGGTCCATGCCGTATGTAGTAGGGTCAATAAATCCTCCTCCTTGTGGTACTGCTCCTTCCGGGGTTGGAGGGGTAGGGGTAAAACTAGCTAACTGTCTACCATTTCGAGCTGCTGTTTCAGGACTGGGAAGATTCATACCTGATAATGCTAAACTTGCAGGTCCTCCTGCTTTATCTGTTAATGATGTTTTTAATTCGTTTAAATTAGCTGTGGTATCTGTTGATGCTGCTGCTATCATGCTTGCTTCATCTGGACCCTGTCCTCCTACATCTGTGGGTTGAAAACTTTTTGTTGCTTTAAATTCTTCTACCTGCGTTACGCTTGACCCTGTATTATCTCCTAGCGTTTTATCGACAGCGTTTTTAGTAACGCTCTCGTTTTGGGCTTTTATATCCGGGCTATTGTCAAAAGTGTTTGAATAAAACCCTGGCTGAGTAATAGACGCCGGGTCTGTTATCCTTGCAGCATTATATTTATCCCAATATCTTTGATCTATAGAATCTCTTAACCATTTAGGTTTTCCAAAACCTGCTATTGACGCCCTTGTTTTTAATTCAAGTTCAGGATTGTCAATAAATCCGCTTAACAAATTAAACATAGTGCCAGATTGCAATGCCATAGAATTAGGGTCTTTTGAATATAATTCTTTAACTTCTTCTAATTTTTGCAAAGCACCTGCAATCTGTGCTTTTAGTACTTCTGGTTTTTGAGATATGAATTTAGCAAACGCCTTTGGATCGTCAGCCGCACCAAACATTCCTGCCAAATCAGCACTGCCAAACATTTCTGGCATAGCTGTTCCCACCAAAGTAAAAGCATCTGCCAAGTTATTTAATATCCCTCCGTAAGTAGCTCTTGCGAAAGGGCTTGTTCCTCCTGGTAGTAATGAAGGGAGTCCTTGTGCTACTTCGCCTGGAGTTACTCCGTATTCAAGTGCACGATCCCCTGTTATTCCCGGTAATTCAGTTACAAGGCTTGAAGGTTCAAAACGTGTTGCTCCTTGTGTTTGTTCTTTTATTTCTTTTTTTGCCTGTTCAGTATCAGCTGCAGGGGCTGTTGGTTGTACGCCAGCTTTCGTTATTTCAGCACCTTTTGTTTCCGTTTCTTTGAGTTTTGGAGTTATGTTTTTTTTCTCATACTCTTTTGCGTCATCGTCTCCTTGCTCAAATTCTTTTCTGATTATGTCTTTATTTTCCTCAGTTGGATTCATCCACCCTAGTATCCCTTCTTTATCCCATACCCACCCTTGGGCTATTCTTTTTTTGTATTCAGATTGTGTAACTCCTGTGCCTTGCCAGTTTTTATTACTGCCCGGAACATAATTTTTTAAATTTCTAGCTATTCTGTCTCTTTCTTTTTGTGCAGCTTCTGCTGCTGCTAACCTGTCACTAAATGTTCCAACAGATGTTTCTGTTAATGTAGTGTCTTCTGAAACAGAGCCGGGGATAAATAATTTTCCGCTCAATGATTCGTCTATTGCCCCTGCATCAGGACCGAACATCCCGTATCTGGCTTTGTGTTTATCTAAGTGGTCTACTAATACAAGAGTAAAAGCATCTTCGTAACTAATTTTCCCGTCAAGAAAATCTCTTTCTGCTTTGTTAACAACAGTTCCGTTTGGTAATTCAATTGTTTCGTCAGAAGTAGGTACAACGTCATAAATAGGACCTAAATTGTCAGGGTCTACATAATTCCCAATTTTTTTATCCCATAATAATTTATAATCTTTTCTTTGCCCTGTAACAGGGTCAGTACCCTGAACATACTTAATTGGGGCAGGGGAATGTGCCTTTTTATTTTTCCAGTCGCTATCACCAAAAGCACCCAACCAAAAATCTTTACTAAAAAACCCTTTAAGTGCAGATGTTTTTTGCAATTCTTCGTAAGTATATTCTTTATTTCTAAGTACTTCGCTATCCCATATAGGCTCGGTTCTTGCGTCTGCCCCGGACACCAATTGTAACTGTGTGTATATATCATCAACTAATGCTGTGGCTGCCCATTTAGCGTCTGTTGAGGTTTCGTATAAATCCTGATCTACATATAGTGCAGTCATTCTTTTACTTACTTCTTCTCTTGACAGTCCTGTTAATAGCAATCTTAATGCTGCATCTCTCTCGCTACCAATTTCAGAAGTAAATTGTTCTTTCGCTAAAATATCTGCTATTCTGCTTTCTGTTGTCATATTATATTCCTCCTTCAGGTCCTAAACCTTCTCTGGCTAATCTTTCTTCTTCTGTCTGTGCTCCTGGTCTTGGAGTCCCCGGAGGAACGAAAGCTCCTGCCTGCGGGGTAGGTGTTGGCGGAGGTGCTCCTGTCATGGCATTAGGTCTTACCTGTGGCGGTACTCCTGTTGTGCCAATTCCTGCTCCTCCTCCTCCTAATGTTGCCTGTTGTTGTGCCTGTTCAGCCTGTTGCAATGCCATTTCTGCCTGTTGTCTTGCCAGTGTTCTCTGGTTCATTAAGTGCATTAATTCCCCGTAGTAAAATTGTGCAAGATCTTGTCTGCCTCTTTCTTCTGCTGCTTTGAGCAGTGTCCAGAGTGCTGCTTCAGGTAATGATCTTTCAGCCATTTGTTCATTTATAGCATCATCAATATTGTCGGTATCCTGTAATCCAAGGATTTTATCTCTTATAATTATATCAGGAAGTAAAGGACTTTGACCTTCTCTTGCTATCTGAGCCATGCTCATCTTCGTCATGTCATCCTGTGGAAGTTGTCCTACAAATGTTATTTCCATATCGCCAGCATCTTTAATTGATGATGGTGTAATTTCTTCTTTAAAATAAGTTCTGTTCATATCTCTTCCAGACAATTCCAAAACATCAAAAGACTCTGTGAGATACTGGTCATTTATCAACATACACATCGAAGTGTATGCCTCTTCAAGTGCATCTATTCGTGGTTGTAGTATGCTGTCTATTCCCTGTCTGAGGGTATTTATAGCAAATCCTGATAATTGAAATTGTATATCACCATACAAGCTATGTGGGATTGAACCTCTCTGCATTTCACCGGACACAAGTCCCATGTATGCACCTGTTTCTCTGGCTGCTTCAAGCAACCCTAATGGTTCTATATCTTCTCCCTGAGCCAGTGATATTTCTGTGCCTTCTTTGTAAGGATCTTCATCGAGTGTTTTCATTCCATCTCTTGAAGTAATCTTAAGCCCTTGTTTTCTTGATCTGGCTGTGAGTTCAAGCATAACACTCATCATAAAATTGTGATTCTCGTAGCTGTCTCTGTTGTGTTTAAATACGGATTCGCCAAAATCTGCTATAGTGTCATCTATTGGAACATGGTCGTTTAATGCCTGTATCATGGGGGTTGCCCCTACAGGTCCTACAAAAACCGGTACTCTGGGTGATCCGTGTGGTGTAGCTTTTTTAACTACTCTCCCGTTGGATAAGACCACAATATTTACATCTTTGTCATAGTAATCATATACATCAAGCCAGTCTTCATAGTTATCGTTTTTAGTTAATTTAACGTTGTATTCTGACTCTATTACTTCTTTGGATTTTTTAACTTTATAGCAAGCCCATGTGAGTCCTTCATCACCTGTACCCCAGTATGTGTGCATCGGGTCCCATGGTGTAATGTCGACATAGCTTTTATCATCTTTTTTCATTATCAATGCTCTGCCTGCATACCATCCTCTGAGTGATATGAACCATGAAAGCTGTGATTTAATTGAAGGTTTTAGCTGTTTAACAAGTCTTTCGTTAGCTGCTCTTAAAGAGCCCAGAAAAAATCTTTCTTTGGTATTATTTATTTCTCTGTCTTCCCTTTCTTCTCTTATATTAGGGATTCTTACTATCATTTCAGATGATGCTAGAAAAGAAACTATTTTATCTGCATAAGTGGATGGTTCATTAGAAGTGTATGAGTGGTATCCATCCCCTGCATCATATGGATCAAGTCTGTAAAGCGAATAATCTGATTCCATCCTTGACCTTAAAGGTTCTGTGGAATCATAATGTGTTTCAACTTTATTAATTATATCTTCTGGTTTTATTCTTTTTGCCAAGTTACCACCTTTTTACCCTGATTCTATCCATATTTTCTATGTGACTGTACCCAAATCTGTCAATTAAACCATATATTAAGGCTTTAATTCCGTGATTATACTTATCTTCGGGCTGATTGCCAACTATGTTTCCGTCTCTATCTGTTTTCCATTTATACACCCTGGTCTGTCCGTCAAACGGATTAGGGGCTGCACCAAATTCTGACAGTAGCCCTTTACATTTAGGGTTAATTATCAGCTTTGGTCTGTGATGTTTGGGGTCTACTTTAAGCATAGACTTTAATCTTTCAGTTCCGTCATTTATTTTTACCTTTTGTGATGCCATATATAGTCCGGCTTTATCAAGCCACACCTCTGCCGGTGCACTCATTGCCTGGTGTTGATACCCAGCTACATCAATAACACCAAACTTAACATCTCTCCACCATGGTTTATCCATAGCCAAATCTACAATTTCTTCTGTGATAAGAGATTTTTCATATATCTCATCAACCACGCAAATTTGCTCGTCAAGTATCTGGACAACCTCAACTGCGTATCCTCCCGCATAGCCGGGATCAATCCACAAATGAACAGGCTCATCCGGTACATATTCGATTTCTCTAACATGGTAATCTGCTCTAAACTCATGGAATACGAGTCCACGTGGAGGACTAGGGATTCCCATAATTCTTTCTTTGAAGAAGTCGTCTGATGAGTCTTTTTGTAATCTTTCAATTTCCGGGTCATTTTCCCCTCCTGGGTACAAATGATGGTTGCTAAACGATGGAAGTGAATATGCTTTTTCCACATCACTGCCATGCTGCCATGCTAAAAATAGCTGTGGATACCACCCTAAAGAACCTTCAAAAGTTCCACCTAAGAACATCCATGCCTTTTTTGGGGCACATCTGGCTCTTAATCTGTAAAATGTTTCAAGATCAAGCTGTGAAGCCTCGCATCCGATGATACCATTGGGGGCTCTCATAGCTAAAGTTCTGGGGTCTTTGGCTGATTTAGTTTCTATAACTGTGCCATCTGCAAGTTCAATCCGCCCCGGATCTACTCTTTTAGATGCTTTTTTAAGTATTCCAAGTGTGGCAAAGTCCTGAACAAGGTATTCAAACTCAGCTCTTGACCTTTCATAGTCTGCAGCTACGAGCCAGAACAGTCCCGGTCCTTGTGTTTCTGTCCATTTAGACAGTAAAAACTTACTGGCTACCATGCTTTTACCAGCCTGTTCACCTCCTGCCACCAGAATAAACCTTTTATCTGAAAATATTATAGGTTTTTGTGCAACAGTGGGGTCATAACCCACCTTTTCAAACACAAATTTAGTAGCAGTTGTAACATCTGTGGTCATTATTCAATGCCTTTATCTTTTAAAATCCTGTTTGCCTCATTTACAGCTTTTGTCATTACATCAGGGCTGTGACTTTTCTTTATTTTTTTCTGTTTTTCTTTTTTTTCTGCCTGTGCAAAGGTTTTTATTTCCTCAATAAACTTCATTGCCGTGGTATCCTGCTGCACATGCTCCTGATATTTGTTCGGCTTTGCACCTTTTAATAAAAATATCAGCAATGCCGGGTTAGATTTATAATCTTTTTCTGTAAACTGGGTTTTTATTAAACCAAATGCCTCACCTTCCATACGATCACCCCATCTTTCCATGGCTGTTTCCCATTCCATCCTGAAAGCCTCATCATTTTCTTTGTAATAATATACAGTTTTGTAAGAAACTCTTGAATTTTTAGCTGATAATGAAATATTACCTGACTCTTCTAACAGATTAATAAAGGTTTCTAACTTTTTTACTGGTTTTTTCTTTGGAATATAACTTTTATCACTCATTTTTATCAAAAACCTTGCAATATTTGGCTAATAGTATTAATATATTACTACAAATTTGCTATTAAGCAAAACGTCAGACCTCCATTGCGTATGTCTGACCTAACAAAAACTGCGTGAAGTATTCACTAAAAAACGTAGCGGGGCAAGATAGATATTGCAAAACTTAGGCTACAGAATACAGAACATAAGTGGAATCTGGACTTGTTAAACTGGCAAAGGGCAACACGAAATCTCATTCAGAAGGGGCAACTATCTTTAAAAGAGACTTTTTTACTTCTCACAAAAATCCGTGGGGGGTAAGGGGGGACTTATTAAAAGATAAAAAGAGATTTCTTTTAAAAAGCCCCCTGAAACGCTTTACTTCATAACACACAAAACTTATAATAAACCGGGGCTTGTTCTATTTTCTAAAAATAAAAGAGGTCTGATAACTGTTTTATTCAAGCCCCTACAAACT